GAAGAACTGGAGAACATCAAGATATGACGGACCTTGACGCAGCGATCTTCTCACGCCTGAGTACCTTCACGGCCCTGACCGCGCTCGTTCCTGTGACGCATATCGCGGCAGTGACGATCGCACAGGGCATCTTGACCCCCTACGTGGTGTGGCAGGAGATCGACGACATCCCGGACTATTCGCACCAAGGGCGCAGCAGTCTGAGACACCCGCGTGTCCAAGTATCATCCTACGCTTCATCCTTTGGAAGCGCTAAAGCAATCAACAACCAGGTCGTAGCAGCATTGGAAACGTGGCCGTCGGCGAATGCTGACGTGCAGGTCGTGCCGGTCGAAAACATGATTCCACTCTACGACGCAGCGACAACGCTCTTCGCAGTGATTTCAGACTTTTTCATCTGGTACACACAGAGCTAGGAGGCTCACAATGTCCCAAGCAAAAACTTCATTTGGTGTACAACTCACCCGCGCTGGCGTCGCGATCGCAGAGGTCATAAACCTGACGCCGCCAAACTTCAAGAGCACGACAATCGACGTCACGAACCATGACAGCGTCGGCCGTATGGCCGAGTTCATCGGAGGCATGCGCAGCTCTGATGATGTCAAGGTGACGGGTAACCTGATCTTGGCTGACCCTGGACAGACAGGACTCTTGGCCGATCAGGCAGATGGCCTGGTTCATCCATACGTGATCGTCTTCCCCACAGCTTGGGGCGCGAGCTTCACCTTTTCGGCTGTCGTGACGGAGTTTCTACCCGGCCCGTTTACCGAGAAGGGCGATGCTCTCACGTTCACGTGCAACATGAAGGTCAGTGGGGCCGTCACCCTCAACAAGACGCTCTCTGCTGGTCTCACGACCACGTTCTTCGTCTTTACTCCAGCCGGGGTGAACGTGCCGGTAGCCTCAGGAACGCCTGGTACATTCGTGAACAGTCAGGCGAATACTGTCAACTCGGTGACCGTCAAGCCGACCGCTGCCGCAGGAGTCATTACCGTCAATGGCGCAGTCGTTACCAGCGGCGCTGACTCGAGCGCCATCACCCTGGGCGCGGCTGGGTCCATCACACCGGTCACGATCATCGTCCAGGAGACGGGAAAGGTGGCTGTGACCTACTCCATCCTCGTCGCCAAGGCCACATAGCGTGGGCTTCTCGACGGTTGATAGCGTACCGGTCGAGCTGCTCGGAAGGGAGAGGCATCTACGCCTCTCCCTGATGGCGCCGACGTGGTACAAGACAATCACGCATAAGCCGATGACCTCTCTCATCCTGCTTCTGCAGCACCAGCTGCAGGCAGGCAGCGCGGCAGCCAGGACGAACGAGGCGCACGCGAAGGCCTTGGGCGTCGAGGTAGGGCAGTTGTCGGCAGATGAGCTCGTCGACTCGGATAGCCTCCTGGACCTGAAAGACCGGGTCGACATCGCGGACATGGTCCCGGACGTCGTGGCAGCGATCTACGTTCTCGCTCACTGGGAAGACGTGGTGAACAGGCCAGAACATCAGAAGACGACGGTTCTCCCTGGAGAGGTAACTATTGAGGACCTCGAACTCCAGTTGGACGCGGACGCCTATCCGATGCTGCTCCTGCTGATCGTCCAAGTCTGGCAGAAGCACATGATGAAGCCTGGCAAAGACACAGAAGCCGCGGCCGACGACCCAAACGCGAAGAGCCCAGCGCTACAGAGCTCTGGGCTATCGGAAGATGTCTCTTCGGCCTTACCTCTGACGAATTCCTGACCTGTACGCCTCTCGAATGGCAGTCGCTTTGGCGTGCGTGGGATACAAAAGAACATCGGAGCGAGGTCAATAGTGACTATCAGAGTGCAAAAATCTGTTCGACCTTATGTAACCTGCAGCGTTCGCCAGACAGTCCTCCTGTCGAAATGAGCGGCTTCTTACTGTATGACCGGCCGGTGAAACATGAACAGACGGCTGAACAGATGCTGGCGACGGTTGAACTGCTAACAGAGGCTTTTGGTGGTACAAAGGTGGTGAACAGTGGCGACGCTCGCTAAACTCATAGTTTCCATCGGGGCCAACAGCGCCGAGTTCACGACGGAGATCAAGAAGGTCCAGTCGGAACTGAAAAACTTCCAGAAATCGACGAAGGATCTCGATGCTGTCATGAACCCGATCGGCACGGCGCTCAGGGCTGTTGGTGTTGCCGCCGTCGCTGCCTTCTCGGCCGGGGGCGCTGCTGCCCTGGCCAGCGGGCAAATCATCGAGAAATACCGGATGTCGCTCACGACGCTCATGGGTTCATCAAAAGCAGCGGGTGAGGCGGTCGCATCCGCACTGAACCTTGCTTCTAAGACCCCGTTCACGGATGACGAGCTGCTTGCTGCCACCGTCGCTTTGACAAAGTTCGGCCAGGACGCCAAAACAGTTTTGCCACAGGTCGCCAACATGGCCGCTGCGACCAATGGAGACGTTGCGAGCGCGGCAGAGGCGTACGGGCGTTTCCTGCTCGGGCAAACCAAGGCCCTGTCTGCTTACGGTATCAACAAGGCCATGGTCCTCGCAGAGGGCGCTAAAACAGAAGCTGGCATCGAGATCGCGAACCAGAAGGGTACGATCGTCAACCAAGCTGCGTTCAATACTGCCCTGCTTTCTCTCATGGACAAGCGGTTCAAGGCAGGGGCAGTATTACAGGCCAACTCGCTGGGTGGTCTCATCAAGGGCATGAAGGACACAGGCGAGGACATTCTCAGAACTATCGCCGGGTTCTCGGATGACGGTACTGTCCGCGTTGGGTCCATGTTCGACTTCTTCAAGCAGGGCATCACCGCTGTGCTGGCAAAAGTCGAAGAATGGAAGGCCAACGGCTCTCTACAGAAATGGGCCGACGATGTCGGGGCGGCGATCACCACCTTCTTTACAAATGCCAAGATTGTCTTCGGCTGGATGGTCGATATTGCCACCTTCATTGCCAAGAACTGGGATTTAATCACTCCGGTATTGGGCGGCGTTCTTGGGGCATTCCTGGCTTTCAAGGTTGTGACGGGCGTGGTCGATGGTATCGCTATCGCTGTTGCCGCTCTCAAAGACGTCTTGATCGTTACCAACGGCGTGCTGGCACTGACGCCTATCGGGGCGATCATGCTTGCCGTGGCCGCCCTCACAGTCGTGGTCATTGCAGCTGCCAACGCCTGGCGGGACTACAACGCGGCCATGAACCCGAAACTGACAACTAATGCATCGACGGACAACATTCAGGCTCTCAGAACAAAACTGGACCAGTTCGACAAGGACACCGCCAAGAACCTGCAGGTCGGCAAAGAATCAGCGGAATGGACACAGGACCAGATCACCTCATATGAAGCAGCGCGAGCGAAGGACCGTCTGGTCATTCAGCAGCAGCTGCAGAGCAACATCGACGGTGTGCGCGGCGCGGCGATGAACAAACAGGCTACGGCACAGACGGACGCAATCGCTAAACAGAAAAAGGAGGCAGCCGCAGCGGCAGCCGCGATAGCGGCAGCTGAGCAACAGGCGCGCGATGCCAGGGCGCCCGAAGAGAAAGCGGCAGCCGACAAGGCACTGAAGGCAGCTCAGGCGCACGCTGCGGAAGTTCTGAAGATCAACTCAGACCTGGATGATAAGACATACAAGCTGAGCCATACGGTGGTTGAGGGTCAGATCTACGACCTCGCGAAGGCACGCGATGCGGCGATCGCCGATGGTGGCTCGAAGCTAAAGGCCGACGAGGCATATACTCTGGCAGCCAAGAAAGTCTATGATGACGCCCGAACGTCAAAGGCAGCAGCCGACAAAGACGCCGCTGACAAGACGCTGCAGGCACAAAAGGACGCGCAGGACAAATATATCGCCTCTCTGGCTGATTATGTCAGCAAGCAGAAGAACATCTTTTCGGCGCTGACTTCTATCATCATTGACAACTACAACCTTGAGAAGACTAAGGCTGTCAACGACCTCAACACAGAGCGTGACACGGGAATCAACGACCTCAATGACATGATAACCAAGCGTCAGGATAAGTTGACCTCCGACCTTGATACAATTGGTAAGATGAAGACTGAAGCTGTCAATGCTCTCAACGCAGAGCGGGACGCAACGGTCAATGCCCTCAACGACATGATAACGGCACGTCAGACCGAACTTACCTCGACGCTGGATGCGATTGACACGGAAAAGGCTGCCACCGTCAACGCCCTGGATGACATCATCAACAAGCGCCAGGACGAACTCAATTTGACGCTGGACGCAATCAGTAAAGAGAAAGCCGCTGCACTTGGACAATGGGACGCTCAGATTCAGGCACTTCAAGATACACAAACGGCAGCACAGAACACAGATACGCTCTCTGGTCTCCGAGACACTTTCTCCAATGCGAAGGACGCCCCTTCTATCTTGGCAGCACAGAAGGCTATCGACAAGGAACTTGCCAAGGAAGCATATGATACCCAACTGGCGAGCCTCCAGAAGCAGAAACAGGCGGCATCGGACACGTATGACGCTGAAACAGCGAAGGCACAAAAGTCGGGGGACGCTCAGATCCAATCACTCAAAGATCAGGTCACTGCTGCTCAGACGTCCTATGCCGCCATGACGACAGCCGCACAGAAGTCGGGGAACGTTCAGATTCAGTCACTCAAAGATACGCTCACCGCGGCCCAGTCATCCTATGCTACCCAACTCACTGCCACCAATGCCTATTATGACCAGGTACTGGCAGCAGCCACGAAGTCGGGGAACGCTGAGATACAACAGCTCAAAGACGCGCTGATTGCTTTCCAGAAGTCTGAGGATGACCGTCTCATCTCCATTAACACCTTCTATGACCAGAAGTTGGCGACAGCAAATGTAAACGCTACTGCTGAGGCACTTCTAGCAACCAACACGAATGACCAAATCCTTAAAATGCTTACAGATAGTTTGCCCGAGTATGCAACCCTTGGCGCACAGCTCGGCAATGCCCTGTATGGCGATGCACTGGCGCTTCAAGCACAGTTACTTGCCCTTCAACAGGCTACGGTACAGGTTCAATCCAATGGTAAGGCTCCAGCAGGGCTCAGTGTTGGGACGACGGTCGCCACTGCTGGCGGAGACTACAAGATTACGGCAGTAAAGCCCGATGGTAGTTATACGAGTGTTTCCGTCGCGCCCGTTATTCCTCCGCTGTTTGGCGGGGGAAGTAGTCGAATGCTTATGGCGCACGCCAACGGCGGGTATTTTACCACGCCCCATATCGGCCTGATTGCCGAAAATGGCCCTGAGGCAGTCGTGCCACAGAGTCAGTTCGCTGCGTTCGCTAATCAGGTGGGTGGCGGAGATACTGCAGCTGGACTTCGGCAACTCGGCCTGAAACTAGATATGCTCACGTCCGCGGTGCGTCAAGTTGCGCCCGGCGTCGGGTCAGTTATCAACGGGTTAGGAAGGGCATAAAATGTACGGAAAATACAGTGACGGTTCCCTGATCCAACTGGTCAAGGCTCGCTATACCAGAACCGACCCGCAAGACCTGACGACATATCACGTTCCCCTGACTGATATCAACGGCGCAATCCCGCTCGGCCAGGACTGGCAGACGTGGGTCATCAGCGGCGTCATTGCGGACCCGATGAGTATCCGCTGGCACGACATCGTCATGCTCTCACTTGATAACGTCTCGTGGAGAAAATGTAGAGTTCAGGTGCCAGCATTTCCAAGTAACATGTATCAGCAGAGTCAGTATGAGTTGACCGTCTTCGTCTCGCCTGTCCTCGAGGGACCGATCGTGCGCTATCCTTCCAGTGGCTTTTTATGGGGAAACCAGTCCATCGCCGGGCTCTCCCAGGCGGGCAACGCCCCGGCCTACCCGGTTATCCACTTCCTCGCGCCGCTCTTTTACTGCCCGTTGTCGAACACCCTCGTAGACTTTGTTGGCCAGTCAGTCACCTTCACGCGAGCTGCTTCCAAGGTTCACGCCAGTGTGACCTATCTTATCAACGTCCCCATCTATGACAACGGTCTCTATCTGTCCTCTGATACGGCACAGGACGTAGCAGTGTGGACGCCACCAGCCTCTACGGTGAGAGCAGTGGCGATGCAAATCAAAATGACACGTGCAAGCGGTGCAGGCGCAGCCCTTACCATCTGGTCATCGGCACATAACACGCTTGCCTTCAACACTTCGACGAATGTCCTGACGTGGACAGATGACACCACCACGGTCAGCATCACCTTCCCGACCTCGGCATGGACAGCTGGCACGGTGTTGGATGTCGTCGTTATCCATGACGCAGCCAACGCGGTCACGCTCGCGGTTCATCCAGTGGGTGGTTCATGGGTCGTCGGGACTGGAACGCTCGCACTCCTGACGTGGCTACAGCTGACCCTCGGAAACTTGGAAGGCAGTATTGCCCACCTGATTGAGTTTGGTTACGCCCTGACGAGCGCAGAGTACCAAGCCCTCGCTTACTCCAGCCTGAGCTTGCTGTTCAACACCTTGTTTGTTGGCAATAGGTACGCAGGAGAGATAATCAAGGGTTCTAACAAGCGACTCCTCAATGCCAGTGGAGCTGACATCTCAGCACTCCTTGGCGGTGTGGACATTCCCATCAGTTCAACATCCGTGACCATCGCACAGAGTCAGGGACTTGCCGCTCGATGGTACGTGGAAGTACAGAGGACGGATGTATGACCATCACCTCTGTGAATGTTGTGAATAACGCTGAACAGTGTCAGGTGTTTATTATCATCGATAGTCCGGTTGGGACACCGGAGATCATTGTGCTTATTGATGGCAGGGTTTATGTGGCCACGCTTACTTAGGAGGATAAATGAATCATAAAAACTTTGCACAGACGGCCCTTGCAGCGGCCATTACGGATACGGTCGGCACAAGTATCACGGTTGCTTCTTCTACCACGTTCCCTGCTGCTCCGTTCATCGCCTCTATAGATACCGAGGCCCTGCTGGTCACAGTAGTCGCAGGCACGACGTGGACGGTGACGAGAGGATATGAGAGTTCCACGGCGGCAACACATACCAATGGAACGGCAATCTACCACGATATCAGCGCCGGAGAGGCAGATGGGTTTGCGGTGAAGGCTCCAATCAACCATATCGGTACCCCTGGTCAGATGGGGTTTGGCGTCGGTATCTGTCCAGGGGCTCTTCCAGCGGGCATGGTAGAACTCAACGGAACGCGTGATCTGACCAGCGATAGCTACGGGAACTATCAATTTTCCGATGGCTCGACCATGGTGTGGATCCCGGCGTTCTTCTACAAGTTCGGGACTGGCTCCAATGGAAACGCGATCAACGTCGTCACTATCAAGCCGCTCTCCGCTTATGCTGACGTCGCAACGGCAAATGCCGATGGCTATGCTCTCCACCGCATGTTCTATGATGGCGGGTTTATCCAGCCCGGCGTGTTCGTCGACAAGTACATCTGCAGTAACAACGGGGGGATAGCCTCCAGTATCAAGAACGGCATCGTGCTGACGAGTGCACAACGTGGCAGCCTGTCGGCGGCCATGTATTCTGCTCTGACGGGCGCACCCGCCAACAACCTCGGAGGCTCGCAAGCCGCAAGCAAGACGAGGGGCGCCAGTTTCTTCGCCAACAGCCGTTTCATTCAGGCGGGGCTCGCGCTGCTGGCTCTCGCGCATGGTCAGGCAGCCACATCCACGCTGAACTGTGCATGGTATATGGTCAACAGCATGTTCCCCAAGGGCTGCAACAACAATGCCCTGGGCGACGCACAAGACGGAACCATCCTGTATGTCAGCGACGGCAATGGGACGTACAACGTCGGTAAGACCGGGTCCGCTAACTACTTCAGCAAGACCACGCACAACGGACAAAATAGCGGGGTTTGCGACCTGAACGGATTGATCTGGGAAGTCGGATTCGGCTTAGGGTCGAACGGTACTGATTATTTTATCCTCAAGACTGTCAAGGCCATGAAGGCACTGACAGGCAGCAATACTCTGGCTACCGACTTGTTCGGAGCAAGCGGACTGGCAGCAAACTATGACGACATCGGGGCAACCTATGGTGCAGTGCTCGCGTCCAACACGGCAAAAGTCTATGGTAGCGCTGCCCAGGTGTTCAGCGAAGCAGTAAGCGGTAATGCCTGGGCGGCTGCTGGTTTAGGAATCCCATTGGCTGGCGGCGTTGGTGGGTCAAACCTCTTTGGCAACGACCAGCTATACGATGCCAGGTCTAATGAGATGTGTCCGCGTTCGGGTGGGCACTGGGACGATGCGTCGAACGCGGGTGTGTGGGCGCTCCCTTTGAACACCGGCCGGGCGGACTCGTACAACAATATCGGGTTCCGCTCTGCCTTATATCTTTTGTAGGAGGCTGGAATGATTTACGCTTACGGAAAGTTTATCGACAATTTGCGAACGGTGGAAATCTTGCTCCCCGTAGACGGGATGGAGCGTCTCGGGACGGAGCTGGCCACCGTTGACGGCAGGACGTACGTGTACCTGCCTGATACTGCTGCATTGCCAGTCCAGCCACCGGAGATCACGGTGGAGGGCGCGATATTGACGCCGGAGCTATTGGACGCCATCAAGAGCGCCAGCCCTCACGTGCTGCTGATCAATGCACGCGTTGTGGAGCAAATCAGGCAGAGATACAGTCTCGATGATGAGATAAAGATGCTGCGCATAGCTCCGAGCGACGAATCATCAGCGTACGTTGCGTACGTCGAAGAGTGCGTGGCATGGGGCCAAGCTGAAAAGGCGAAGATAGGGCTGGGGACGAGCTAGCGGGGTGGGATGAATAACCTCTCTTTCCTGCGCCATACCTTCCTTCGAGGATTCTACTCCAATCCGTTCACTCTGACCTATACGGCTGGAGCGAATGGTTCTGTCGTGGGGGCGTCTCCTCAGGTCGTGGATGCCGGAAATAGTGGCTCACCGGTAACGGCTGTTTCGAATATCAACTATCGCTTTCTCAGTTGGAGCGATGGAGTCTTAACCGCGACAAGAACGGATACAAGTATCTCGGGCAACATTACCGTTACTGCCAACTTTGTCGTTCTTGTTTACACTGTCAGCATTCCTTTGGAACGCGGGTCTCACATCCTCTCTGTTCAGACGACTGATTTGGTTGGGACCACCATGACGTCTCCGAAAACCTACGTCATGGCCTATGAACTCACAGAATACGGGATAGATGTGTACTCAGCTGATGCCAAGCTGGATGCCTTCGACGTGGTGCTGCATGATGAACTATTGCCTGCCCTGCCGACACTGGACTTCACCTGTGCAACGCTCCTGAGTAGTTCCATAGGAGCGGTTGTCAGGGAACGCGGCCTCAAACAATACCAATTCACCATCAAGACAGTGATCGCCGCAAACGGCCTGTACCAGTACGTCTGTGATGCCACAGAGAAGTACGTCCTGACTACTGCAATCATGACTCTCCAGACAGCCTATGGTGCAACATCTGACGCTATCAAGTTGATTGTACCCTCCCTGAATATCGTCAACGCGAGTCTGCTGGCACAGGCAACCTATCCACAACTACTTATGAACATCACACCCATAGATGTCATCGAACAGCTCATGATCCAGGCTCTGGCGCAGGCAAGTGTTCGCAATGGCAACCTGTATGTGTTCCCGCTGGACGTCAGTACTCAAATACCAGACTATCATATGCAACGCATTGACCCGCTCACGGCTTGGCAGCGGGACGAGGACATCTATGACGCAGTCGTGGCACATTATACAGTCAAGCAATATCCGACACCCGCCACCATCCTGACCCTCAATAACGCAGCCAGCTGGACGGGCACAGTGACAGATGTCACACAGGTAGCCACGACCCTGTTGCCGGTTCCAAGTGGCGCGTTGGGTATGTTGAAATCGGTAGGGAACGCATCACGGGCGGGACTGAGTACCCTGTTCCAGTATTTTGACAGAGTTCAATTCGGCTGGAACCCTGTTACGGCAACGACTGTCCTCATCTCGCTCCAGCAGGACGCGAACAACAAACTGGAGTTTACTCATTACTTCAATGGACAGGTCGGCGCGGGCTTCGTTCTTAATCCTCCTGGTACGGTTTCTACGGATACGCTCACGAAGAACATCACACTTTCACCTGTCCAGTACGTCATGTCGGTAACAGGGAACACGACTGCAAACTGCTCCTATCGTGTGACCCTCTTGGATGCTGGTGGAGCGGTTATCTGGCAAGACGCATGGCGCAGTACCATCGGTGACACCTTCGAGGCTGACGTACCTACGAGTGCATCGCAAGGGAGCCAAGTAACGACGGTCAGGATAGAGTTCAAGGACTTGTACCTCATTGGCGCGGACTACGGAGTTCAGTGCATCCAGTGCAATATTCAAGTGCAGGTATATCAACAAACTGGTTCTCATCAGGTATTGACTGGGTCGCATCAGGTATTGACTGGGTCGCATCAGGTACAGACGGGATCTCATTATCAGGTTGTTTCATTGACACAGTACACCATCGTTTGGGGTTCCTATTCCGGCTATGACGGCTATGTTTGGACTTATTGGGTCGCCGTCGCCGTCGCTGCTCTCGGTTCTGGTCAGATATATCAAAGTCCTGCAACCGTAAGTTCATTGCCTAGTGGGGCATCATTACTTGCATGTGTTTATGACCCTCCGAATAGTGCTTACCCTAATGGTGATTATTCTATCGGTATACGCGTGCCAACTGGCGGTAGCCAGCCAAACTCAGTTCTGACGGCTACTCTTTTGCAATTAGTCTACGACTACACCACAGTCTACGACTACACCACAGTCTACGACTACACCACAGTAAATGACTACAGCTGGGTGTCTTCTTACTTCATGTGGAGTTCGTCCTTCAATCTCTTCGAGGCGGTGGACGTGCCGCTGAACACGATGATCCGCACTGGCAATCCTGTGACTCTCCAGACGATTGCGCTCACGTTCACTGGAGACAACTACGTGGACACACTGGTACTCGTCGTCGATAACCCTCTGCCAGCCACTGTCAGAGCCGGAACAGGGTCGAGGGCATTTGTCGTTGCGGAGAACTTCAACTCAGCAGCAGGCGCACAAGTATACGCCGATGGACTGCTGCCCATCGTCTCCGTGGCGCGAGAGCAGTACACGCGTGATGTCTCGCTGGCAACTGACCTCTCCGTGGGCGACACCGTCAACGGGGACGGCACGAACTTCACTGTCCGCTCAATCGACTACAGACAAGACGGCAAAACCATAGCAGTAGGTCAGGCTATGGACACGTTGATGACACGACTTCAGGAAGAGACACGACGGATAGATATTCTTGAAAGGAAGGTGTGACATGTACATACGCGCACGCTTTGATGCTTACCTTGACCTGTCAGTCGGTTCACTGGACACCATCTCAGCAGAACCTCTCCGAACGTGGAAAGTGACCGGAACAGACGCCGCAATCGAAGCGTTCCGCGTAGCAGTCGGCGGGGTAGTTGTTCCTGATAAGGACGTCGTGGTGATGAAGACTGGGGGGAAGGTGGCTGCCGCAATAGTGGAGAAGGTAGCACAGAAAACAGTGATAGAGGCCAACCTTGCTGAAATAGTCGCTGAGTTGCTGGTACTTCACACTATTCCAGTTGAAGTCATTGCCAAGCCGGTTGAAGTGGTTGTTAAACCACTGGAGCTGTAGATGAAGTTCCCAGTGTGGTTGAAGATTGTGGCGTTGACCGTGCTTGTTGCGGTGATACTGATGGACGTGATGCTACTGTGCTCGCGATAGGGGGTTGAAATGCCAGACGACAAAGTCAAGGCGGTGTGCATACAGCGCACCGAAGACGCCAAGGCGAAGGTGGAGCGTGAAATCCAAGACATGAGACATGAGCGGGAAATGCAGATCGCCGAGACGAACAAGAATGTCTCCGACTTAAACACAGCCCTCGCCATCCTGACAAAAGACGTCACGTCACTCGTTGGTGACGCGAAGGAAAAAAGCAGCCGTATGGATAACCAGGACAAGCTCATTGCTACCAGTCAGGAACAGATGACCGCTATCTTGAGCTGGCAGAAAGAAGAACTGGCGCGCCATACGCGGGAAGAGATCGAGAAGAAAGAGGCTATTGCAAAAGTGGAGCAGGACCGCAAAGAAAGGAGCAAGCCGTGGCTGCAATTGGTCTTCAACATCCTGGAGAAGTTCGTATGGATATTGCTGACCGGCGCCTTGGCATGGATGGCATACATGCTGGCGATTGCAAAAAGAATGGTGGCAAGATGAATGACATCAAGAAAGGATTTGACTACGCGTCAGCAAGGCCCGACTTGGATGCATTGAGGGCGGCAGGCGTATTCGTAGCAAGATACGTTTGCGCCATCTTCGGCACAAAGGTCATCACGAAAGAGGAAGCGGATGACATCAAGGCTCACAATCTTGGTCTGGTGCTTGTCTACGAACAGTATGAGCATCGTCCTGAAGAGGGACGTGCCGCAGGACACGCAGATGCTCTTGTGGCGCTTTCACAGGCGCGGGCTGCGGGCTTTCCCGAAGATAGGCCCATCTACTTCGCGGTAGACTTCGACGCACGGCCTATTCACCAACCCTCTATCGACGAGTATCTTCGCGGTGCAGCCGAAGTCCTCGGCCTTCCGCGTGTCGGTGTCTATGGCGGTATCAACCTCATCGACAGATGCTGGGCGAGTAAGACTGCAACGTGGTTTTGGCAGACAGGCGCATGGTCTTACCATAAAGAATCCATCCATGCCAACTTCGTCCAGATGACCGACTTAAACGGAACGATAATGGGCGGTGAAAAGGTTGATATCAACGAAACGAGGCAAGCGGATTGGGGAGCAGCATTCATGGAGAAACCAGTTGTAGTACCTGCACCTAGAGTATTGACGAAGGCTGAACTGAAACTTATTGACCTCAAGATCATTGACCCGGGACATGACCCTACTGGTGTTGTGTCGTGGGGCGCTATGGAGTGGACAATCTATCGTCTACTCACGTATCTAGGCAAATAGGAGGTACCATGAACAATCTACCGAGTATGTGGATATGGGTGATTGGCTTCTTTGCGCCGATCATCGCGTCTGTCCTGCTCAAGAAGAACTGGGACGGACGTATCAAGCAGTTGATCGCCTTCGCGCTGTCAATCGGTCTGGCCATCCTCGTCATGTGGCTGGACGGATCGCTGGCCAAGGTGATTGCGGCCGGAAATCTCCCGTATATCCTGGGAGCCGTCCTTGGCGAGGCAGAGTTCGCCTTTAAGCAGATTTGGTCGCCGTACCTGTTGGAGACTGCGGTCGAAAAGAAAGCGACGGTAGACTTGAAGCAGGTGCTCTACGTTGACAAGGCCATACCTATTATTGATGCTGGCAAGCCGATCGTCCCGGCGACAACGCCGACAGAAGAGTTGAAGTTGTAGCCTCACCTGCCAGGAGCAGGAAGAGATCCTCGCCCGATGCTTTTTCAGGTCGGGCGTCGCAGTTTGGCGTCAGATTGCCCCCTGGGCAGACCGGAACATCAAAAAGAGGCCCCAGGAAGAGATCTCGCGAAGAGAGATGTGGTTTGTACGTCCGGCTTCTGAATAGCGCGCCTGCGTGGACAGCGCGTGAACCAACCCCCGTCAGGATCCTAGTACGTCGATGCCATTACGATGCCATAAGCTGCCGACGTTGTCGATTGAGCGGCCCACGCGCCGTTCTTCGTGATGGTGACATCGAGCCAGCCGTACTTCCCCGCGTTCTGGAACTCGCAGGAGACCATCGTGCCGGTTACTGTGTAGGTGGCAGGGACGGTTCCCTCGACAGACTGGGATGTCGAACTGCCGCCAGCGGTTATGGTCAGGTAGTTGCCGGTGAACTTCACGCTGTCGGATCCGGTGAGATACTTGAGATCCTTGTTCTTCGTCATGCCCGTGACCGTGATCACCCATGTGGAATCGGTCACAACGGGCGCAGCGATTGGCGCAGGTTCTTCCGGGATACTCACTGCAGGGCTGGCACAGCCCGCGATAAATGTCAGGAGTAGAACCACAAGAATCAGCGCGAATACTCTCCCTCTGTGCATGGTTGCCTCCCTATGATTCGATAGCATACGCTCACCCGTCGCGAAATGCAAAGGCCCCGCACGCACGAGTGAGGTGATACGGGGCATGGGTTGGTGCGCCAGTTCCCTGCGAGGGTCGGTACGCACCATATGTTGCGGGTGTGGCTGGCACCCGCTGTCCTCGGAGGCAGCGCGGCATAGTGCCTGCTGACCTCATTGAGGATACAACCCTTGTGGGCATTCCAAATCTCTGCGAGTATTACTGACCGGTGTCACATGTGACCACGGTCGCACGGTCACGTGTGACGCAGGAGCAGGCTGCCGATGTCCGGCGGTTCCTCCTCAGCGGGCGCGGACGGATGTCGCATGTACTCCTCGAGCTCGCGTGCCAACTTCTCATGCATGGCATCCCGCAGCCAAGTCGACATCGGGCGGTGTCGCTTGATGCACCAGATCTGCAGTTGCTCGCGTTCCTCGGGCGGGACGCGGAAGTGGCACTGCACGGTACCCTGTTCGTCCGGCTGCTCGAGGAAACTCTTCGGCCTGGTCATGCCCACACTCGCCCTTCGATCTCTGCCATGAGCGCGAGGTACGCCGCGGCTGCTTTGCTCGCCGGCTGCCATCGCCACACCGGGATGTGGCGCTTCACCGCTCCCCTGATGGCGACGTACAGCGGCAGCTCGGTGTCGAACATGGCCTCCTTGTAGTGGGCGCGCATGGCAGTGATCATCTCGGCGTCGTCGGTGGTGTTGGTCCGCACCTGGTTGACCACGATGCCAACGATGCTGAGCGTGGGGTTCCACTTCAAGCGCAGGCCCACAATGCTCTTCATCAGTCCGCCGATGGCCATGTCCGACCAGGCGTCCGGAAGAACCGGGATGACTACCGAGCTCGAGGCGATCATGCCGGCGGCGAAGAGTTGCCCCAAGGTCGGGGGCACGTCGATGACCACGACGTCATACCCGGGGAGTTCGGAGAGTGCCCAGCGGACGGAGGGCAGCACATCCTGATCCTTGTTGGCCTCCTTCTGGGAGAGTGCGATATTTGCGCCCAGGAGGTCGAGGTTGGGCGCGACGGGCAGGGGCACCGGTACGGTGTCGCCGAATGCCTCCATGATGCAGTGGTCGGCTGCGATCACCGCGGGGTCGACGAAGAGCTCCGTGAGATCCCCTTGCGGGTCGAGATCCACCAGGAGGACGCGTTTCGTTTGTGCCAGATAGTGAGCGAGGTGGAATGCGATCGTGGACTTACCCACTCCACCTTTCTGGTTGGCCACGCCGATGACCGGGCAGCTATTCGGCATCGCCGTCGCCTTCGGTGATGAGCCGCACGTCGTCCAGAGGAAGCGTGTCCTCGACGATCGGCGACTGGCTGCCGTAGCGATAGGCGACCGCGTCGCTGATGACATGCTCGACGCTGCACTTGCGGACATGTGCGACGGTCTCGACGAGCTGGATGAGGATCGGATCGGTGAGATGGACGGTTTTGGAACAGAACCCTGATGCCATAACGTGCCTCCAATCCAAGGTCCGCGCAAGTATAGCACGTCGGTCACTTTGTCGCAAGTGACCTTGTGACGATGTGACAGTGGGCGCATGCGACCATGTGACCACTCGCATGTCTGCGTTGTAATGGACTGCTCCGGCATCCTGTCTATACTGGGAAGTGTTCACAGTTCTTTCACTGTTGACTGCTGGAAGATATATACAGAGTGGATACACTACGGGCACAAGCAGGAATTGTCTGAGACCTTGGAGGCTCGAGATGGAAGAAAGAGTAATTATCACGCTGGCAGCAGGCAAACGGATTCAGAGCAGTTATCATGATTCCTACCCGGGCCGTAAATATCACACGAGACATGCCCACATGATCGTCGATTTCTTGATGCAGGTGCCTGGCGACGAGTTCTATGATGTCGTGGTTATCGTTCACTACGGAGAGCGCGAAGTCGACTTCACCACTCGTAGATTCTCTTATCCCGCAGAGCTGGGCACCGGGCAGTCAGGAGTTCGTCAACTGGTTCACCGCTACCTAACTCTCAACCCAGTAATTATCACAGACCACTAGTCAGCTTTAGGGAGGCAAGGACATGACATACGCAGAGAAGGCACAGAGACGGTTGAATGCACTACCAGAGGGAGAACAAGACTGGTGGAACCTCGCGATTCATGGCGAGGGGTACGACCAGGATGCAACAGTAGCCGCGGACCCGGCGAACCGCAATGAAGTAGCCGTCTACACGGATGGTTCGCGCCTGGAGTATATCGAAGCTGAGCACCTCTGGGTAGCCGTTCAGGAAGAGTAGTTATCTGCCCCGCCCGTGGGGCCAAACGCGGGCAACCCATCAGAGACCTTGGAGGCTTGGCATGGCGAAAGAACAGTTCAACATCATGGAGTTGCGGAAACAGTACCTGCACCAGGAAGTCCGGATCGTCGACGGTAGTAGCGAGGACGGCAATATCGGCCTGGTCGTCAGCGTCACGGCTGGTTCTGCGGAGCCTCTTACGGTGCTCTTCAGCATTCTGTCCGGAATCCCGCGCCGCAACTTCTACCGGCTGCAGGATGTCCAGCTGACCGGCCAGGAGTGGCGGGAGGGCAAGGAGCGTGATCAGGCAGTCCGCTGCCGGCAGAACCGGTTCGACGGTCTGTGGTACGTGATCGACGGTGGCGGGCAGCACGGACCTGGCGCCGGCACGGAAGGCATCGCATGGAACCGTTATTTGCATAAGTTGGCCGCCCAGTTGGCGGGAAAGGAGAAGCATGGAGAAACAGACCAAGATCGCGAACTGGCTAGCACAAAACGGGAAGACCGTCCTGTGGCTGGCGCAGGAAATGGGAACGAGTTACAACGCCACCTGGAGGTGGGTGAAGGGCGTGTCGCACCCGACGCTGGTGAATGCACAGAAGCTGAAGAAACTCACCGGGCTTAGCCTGGAAGAACTGACGGAATCCAACTAGGAGAATGTAATGAACAAACAACACCAAGATCTTGAAAGTCTCCCGCCGGGCGTAGCAAAGGGCGCCATTATTGTCGGCGTCATCGTGTTCCTCTTCTTTTTCATTATCATCGTGTCACTCCTACGGTCATGCGCCAGTAGTTTCTCGGCACCACCGCCGACGACTGCTCCAGTAACGACCACGCAACCTGCCTCGACTGGTATTGAGGTTGGAGACATCATCACTGTCACTGGTTTCGTGAGTCCGACAAAAGCCGATTTTGACGAATGCACAAAACTTTCAATTGCCAAGGATTACCTGGGACTAGGAGAAATGGAGGCGAACGGGCAGCTTTATCTTGTGGATGCGGAAACCAAGGCACTTGTTATTGATGAGAGTTTTGCGGCATACCAAGTGCGCATAGAGTCTGGTGATTATTTTGGTAAAAGTGGGTGGGTTATACGGGAATCGTGCAAGAAGTAACTACTTGACGAACTAGTCCCACATCTGAGACCTTGGAGGCACGGAATGCGCACTAACCTATATAGGGACGCGGCATTTGCCGCGGGCGTAGAGAACGCTCGACTGCGCCGAGAGAACAAGCAGCTGCTCAATATGCTCGCCGAGATCCGGCTGCTCTACGAAGCCTGCAGCCACGATCGCGACAGGGCCGTTCAATTGCTCAACAATTTCACCAGTCGCTCGGTCGCTTGTGACCACAGGACCGATGTCACGTTGTCACTGAGTCACTCGTGACCGTGGTCACATGCTCCTTACCTACGCTGAACTCGGCCGAATATGGAAGTCGCCGGGCGCACTCGAGGCGGTCATTCGTTCGCGTGTCCCGGCAGCTCGTCGCAACGGGCGTGTCCAGGAGACAGAAGAGCTGTGGCAGTTGTATCGCAGATACTGCCAGCGCCCAGTGCAGATCCATGAACAGGCACGTGCTTGACACTTGCCTGGTGTCTGGTACTCTACCAGTTGCCCGGCGGCGTGTTAGCTACTCCAAGGTCTCTGGCACGACGGCGGGCACTTGTATTTTTTCGCCGTCTGTGCTACGGTGACGGAACGACCTTGGAGGCACCAAATGGCGCTTGACTTTTTTCAGCATGTGGTCACACTTATTTACGAGGGGCATGGCAGACGGCCAGCTACCGTTCTGAGGAAGAATGCAACCTTCCATTGCCTCGTTACCCAATCCAGCCCCTCGTCACGTCTTTTGTGGTAGCGGGAAAGGTAACGAGATGACCCGTACACCAACAGCACTACCTCAGCAGCATTTCGCTCTCATCTAGCGCTATGAGCCTAGTTAATCCCCAGCTCGAAGAAGCCTACGCATTATCCACCTTGAAGACATTGCAAGTTGCTCATGAACAGATCCGGTTGGCAACTGATGCGGTCAAATCGGCCAAGGACGTTCTCAATGAGGCTGCCCGCCGATATCTGATGGAGTCCCCAGAAGACGAGTTGCTCAATCGGGCGGCGTATGTCTACTGGCATCTCTCGGACGTGCCGGCTGCAGTAATCGCTTCGGTCGTTGTCGGAGATTCAAAGAACGTCCAAAAGCTACTGTCGCTCTTGCCAGCCGAAATACTACTGGACGTTAAATGCGCATCTTGTGGGGGCGATATCGATATCAAGAGCAGAGAAGCCCTGAAACAGGTGGGGCGATGGGGACCCCCGATCTGTAAGGCGTGTCAAGAAATTGAGCAACGTCATCGCTATGGCGAGTATGAATCCCAGGAAGAGAGTAAGGCCAAACGGCTTCAGGTTCTCCGGACAATGCCATATCTGGATTATTTACTCACTGAAGAATGGCTTGAAACGCGAAACAGAAAACTGAAACAGGCTCACTTCAGTTGTCAACTCTGCGGTTCGGGTGGACTTCTGGATGTCCATCATCGGACCTATGAGCGGCGAGGACATGAGGACATGGCAGATTTGATCGTCCTCTGCCATTCATGCCACGGGAAGTTCCACGGGAAATTGCCATGACTCCTGACACTAAGGGTCCCTGGATCGCTCTCTACACAAAGACAATCTACAGTCAGACGTTCAATTTCTTGACCTGCGTCGAGCGCAGCGTCTTCCTCCAGGGTTTTCTCCTTGCTGCGAGAATGGAGTACGACTGTTTGTACAAGAGACGCTTCTATCACATCCTTCCGGGACAATTTGTCATTTCCCAGAGAGACCTTGCAACGCAGTGCGGCGAAGGTTGTACTCGTCAGATTGTGCGCTCGACAATCGACAAGCTGGTAGCTGCCCAGACATGGACCCACCAGAGAGCCAAGTCGGGAGCCCAGTCACCAAGTCTGATAACCTTCATCAATTGGAGCGTTTATCAACGCCCTCTCACAATGACAACCCAGTCGAGAACCCATCGCGCAACCAAGTTACAACCCACAGACGGCATCCAACCCCTGATTAATGGCGGGGAAAATGCCTCCTTACACAGTAGTTACAAGGATGTTACAGTAAGGCCCTCCTTTAATGGTTCCAAAAAGCCAGACAAGACCGAACCCAGCCAGGACAAACCAAGGAAGAAGACGGCCGCTGAACTGGCAGCCATGAGCCCAAGTGCTCGCGGGACGTTTCCCGAGGCATGGGATGGGCTAAAAGCTATGCCTGTTCACGCACACGTCGGCGGCTACGACCCGGACCATGACGAGGATGCCCATGAATGACCTCAGCGAAGAGATGGTAGGCCTGCGCAGGGAGCAGTTCGCCGACTGGATGAACCAGCTGGTGTACTTTGTCCGCAAGACCCCCGCCCTGGGCTCGATCTACCTGCTCTGGGATCCAAAGCGGTGCCGTGCACTCGACGAGGTGGACACATTCTGCCGCTTCTCCGATGGCGCGCGCAGCAGCATCCTCATCGAGGGACCAAAGGGCACCGGAAAGTCCACGACGGCCGTGCACGTGGCGCTGGAGTATGCGAAGACCATGGCATGGCTGGACTTCCTCAAGAACGGCGAGCTGCCCGAGGCAAACACATGGCTGAGTGCCTGGAGTGTCCCGGACTTCTTCCGTCTCACGAGCTGCATCTACGGCGACGACGGGCGGCGGGCACAGGCGGCGATCATGCAGGCGTCGAAAGCGCAACTGCTCATCATGGACGACGTTGGGCGGGAAGGTGGCAACCAGGACGCGGTATCAGCGTTCTACAGTGTCATCAACGCTCGCTATACTCACCGACGCCCGATGATCATCACAACGAACGTTCTCCCGACCGACTGGGAGACCTACCGCGGCGGTGCACTGGCCTGCTGCGCTGACCGGTGGCATGAGGCCTGTACGTGGATCGCGCTGACAGGAGAGTCACAGCGCCGTATGTAGCACGAGCACCACATCTGAGACCTTGGAGGCTTGGAATGGAGGAAACGACAGCAAGTGCAATCACGACGTTCAAGTTTGCCGGACATGAGCCGGTGCGGACGTCGATCATCGAGGGCAAGATCTGGTTCGTAGCCCAGGACGTCGCGCAAGTCCTCGGCATTCCCCACTGGAAGACGCAAGTCGCGCGCCTGAACGACGACGAAAAGGGGGCACTTTCAATGTCCACCCCTGGCGGCCGGCAGAACATGACGGCCGTTTCCGAGACAGGGATCTTCACGCTGATCATCCGATCGCGGAAGCAGAAGGCCTTCGCCCTACGCGAATGGATTGCCAGCACGGTACTGCCCGCACTCCATGCGGAAGGTACCTACAGTATCCCGTCTGTGCAAGTATCGTCCACGGTGCCGACGACGTTCAGCCAGGCGTTGTACCTGGCAGCCCAGCAGGCGGAGAAGATCGAAAAGCAGCAGGTGCAGCTGGCACTCGAGGCCCCGAAGGTCGCCTTCTTTGACACCGTGGCTAGCTCGAGCGACACCACCGACATCGGCACGGTCGCCAAGACGCTAGCCGTTCCCGGACTCGGCCGTACGAACCTATTTGATCTGCTTCGTAAGAAGTCGATCCTCCAGGAGAACAACCGGCCGTACCAGCGGTACGTCGACGCCGGATACTTCCGAGTCATCGAGAGCAGCTGGAACGATCCGTCCGGAGACACCCACGTGTACTACAAGACGGTCGTGTTTCAAAAAGGCCTCGACTTCATCCGCCAGCTGATCCAGGGGGTACAGGCATGATGGTCGCGATGGTTGTTCCTGCCGTCTGCATCCTGATCCTCGTGCTTATGATGGCGTGGTGCATCAAAGAAGCCGTGCACGAATGTCGTATGTACCGCGAGCTGGTCAAAGATGATGCTGATGCGGACATTCAATTGCACCGCAAGGTTGCCACCATCTACGAGAAGCGGGCAGCGGCTTTGGAGCGTCGGGTCAGTGGCGATCCAATCGCACTATTGACTGTGCCGCAATGGGCAGAGGATGACGATCCGTGCGATGATTGTGACCTTGGCGGTATCTGCCCCGATAACTTCTGCAAGGGCGTCAATGCTCCATGCATGTTTGAGCCAGGCGAATACGGTATCTATGCTATGCCACCCGAGAAGGTGCAGGCATGAAACGTGCCATTCTCTGCGAGATCTGCAAGCGCCAGACGTGTGTCCTGAACGCCCGCCTGCATCGTGAGACCATGATGTGCGCCGTTCGTCCGGGGATCATAGCGGAACAAGTGATTTGCCGCGAGTTCGACGAGCGTTCTCTGGTGTTGACCGGTTCCGGCATGGTCCGACAGGTGGCGAAGTGATGCGCCTTGGCAAGCTCGTGATCATGACCGACACAGAACACTTCTGCCTCATGTCACAGCTGGACATGGCCAAGGGTTACAGGGCTATTGCGGTAGCCGATCTGCTCATTGCTGAATCAGCCAAGGACGAAGCCGTAGCCGTAGCTCGCAGGTTCCACGCGGCGGGCGGGTATAGTCATCGGCTGCCGGCGGTCAAAGAGCAACTCGCTCACGCAACCGAGTCCTTGGCCCACTGCATCGATCTTCTGGTGAAGTGGCGTCCACTGGTCGCCTCACTGGAAACGACGCCGGGACAGTTCGTCAATCCTCAGTTCGATACGCAGGTGAGCGTCACGCGAGAACTCTGCGGGATTGACACAGAGTGGAAGAAATCTGGCGAAGAGTGGAAGAAATCCTACGGCTATATGACACGCGAAGAGTACGAGAACATGTTTCAGGGACGTTGGGCCGCAGCCGAGAAGGTGCAGCCATGAACGAGCCGAAGGTAGGCGATCGTGTCGGCTTCTGGAGTACGAGGTATCCAGGGCATCTATCGCATGGCAAGGTGTTGGATAAGTGGAATGGTTGCGTCTTCGTTCAGATAAAAGGGAGCCATCACGTGAGTTACATGTCAATGGCGTCTCTCGTCTATGACAACATGAGTGACGCTGACGCAGCTGCCGACTTCTTGCTCGTGGGCGAACAAGTGCAGATGCAACGTGCGGACCTGATGTCTCAGGTCACTGCCCTGGACAGGATGCTCACTGAGCTTCCGGCGTCCAGTGTGATTGATCGCCTGAGCTTGGAGTGCCGGAAGCAGGAAGTCCTCGATGAACTCGCGGGGAAGGCGCAGTCATGATCGAGAACATCAAGCCCCCGCAGCAGGAGAAGATGACGGTCTCCTTCCGGCACTACTGGCGCTGGAAGTTTGCCATTGAAGAAGGACGATGGATCTGCTATGCCCCCTGGATGCCTCAGGGCAAGGATGTCACGATAGACATTCCAGTCGACCACTTCCGGATGATGCAGAAGGAGCAAGACGAAGGCGATCCTGTTACTGGAGCTGAGCCATACCACAACGCACGGCGATACTATCGCATGCTCGTTGTCCAGGAGTTGAACAAGAAGGTGACGGCATGACAATCGAGCTCGAAGAGTTGAAGAAGGTCAAGTTGGAGCCGGGCGACAGTCTTGTATTGACGCTGGCAAAGAGTATGTCCGACGAGAGCGTATACGAGATGGGACGAGTCTTTCATGAGAAGTTTCCAGATAACCTCTTGATTGTCTTGCATCCAGGCTACACACTCGAAGTCATAGCAAAGGAGACAGCATGATGCCCACTTACAGGGTAACCTTCTGTAGCAAACCCGGCGAATGCAAGCCACCAGTACGGGCATGGTCGAACTCAGGGATCCTAGTTGGTATCAGGAAACCGTCAGTAGACGAACCACTCACGCTCATCGTGCGCCTTCAGGATTGGCAAGCGCCGGACGGATATATTGATGCCCTGATTGAGCTCGAACGCGTTGCGAGCATCGTAGAGGTAACTCCATGAAGCTCGTACTTGATGACGGGACCGAATACGCGATAGCTCGCGTGGACACGATGAATACGGAGAACGGCCTCTTTGAGTGTGAATTGGACAAACGAACACCGGAGGAGATCAAACACAACTGGAAGGGAATCCGGATGACGGGCGTTACTGACGTGAGCATGGCAATCCAGTTGAAGACGATGGATACTGCCGCTGCTTCTGCGCTCATGCGAACAGTAGTGGCGGAGAAGATCAAGGAAGAACACAATGGATAAGCGACCCGTCATTAAGCAGAAGCCAACCCTTGAACAGATTCAGTGGGTGTTCGCTTGTGTTGTTCAAAATGGGAATGAAGAAGGTTCGTATCGTCACCTACTGGAAATCATGGGCGTGGATCAAGAGCCAAATGCATATCAGCGGTTGATGTGCGGGCTTGACGTCAATAACGCTATGCTCGCTTGCTATCGCCAGCATAATCCAGAGGACAAGGCATGACCGTCTGGGAGCGTGACCTCCTGTCCACGATCTTGTTCGGCGGACAGATCGTTGAGCCGCTGGACACGGTGAGGTACGAACTACCCCGCAGCACTATCCTAGTGCAGCACTGGCCGTTCCTGATCCGACGGGAAGTCCTGTTTACTCTTCGCAGCCTCGGACAGATGACCGGCGACATGTCCACCTATCGCAAGGCGTACTTCCACATGAAGTTGAAGCGGAAGGCGCGGCGATGAACGTCCTCGACGAGCTGGCCATGATTCGCCGTACCGGGGCAAATATCTGGGGGTTTGTCCTGGAAGTCCACATGAACCAGCCGACAGTTGACGAGTTGATGCTGAGAGCCGGTAGGGTGTATCCGTACATGGGCGCTGACGCGATTGCGGGCATCCGTCTCGTCGTCGACAACGGTCTGCCCTGGAACGTGTCCGAGTGGGTGAAGTTTATGGGTATGGTGGAGATCGAACGTAAACGATTGCCGGTATTCCCGCCTGACCCCATTCGGGACCTGGAAGGAAACGTGGTGATGCCATGAGCCGAGCATACAAAGCGTCGAATGGACATATCATCGAACGAGGGAGCGGCGGTCGTTTCCGTCGGTCAACGCTTGCGGACGTTGGGCTGAAAGTAACTGTCTGTCCAAAGTGCGGACGTATCAACTTCTGGCACCGTCCGATCGATGACAAGCCGGAAGGCTATCGGTCTCCAGGCGGGTTCAGCGACCCAGCAGATTTCGTACACCAGAACCCGATGGTGTGCACCAACTGCGGAGCGGACATCAGTGAGGTGGCAGCCAATGGTTGAACTCGCGAACGGCGATCTTGTCCTGGACAACGGTGTCATCATCCCTGCCGAGAAACGTAGCAGGACGGAGGTCTACAGCCGTGTGGTTGGTTATCTGAGGCCGGTGGCCCAG